GAAGTTATTAGCAGCTTGAGTTACTAAACATCTTTCAGATAAGAAATTAACTCTCAAAGTATCAAGATCAGTAGTGTAAGCACCACCAACTGAACCAGTGATCCAAGCTTTGAATCGTCTGTCTTCAGTCTCAGAAGCTCTAAATCTTACGTGTAAGAAAGGACGTCTGATATTTGATCCTAACATTTGATCATATACTGTAGATGTACCAGCTGGTATCATAACACCATCAATAGCGCTAGACATACCTCTTGTAGTAGCATCATTTAAGTATTTCCAATCAGTCTTATAGAAGTCATAAGAACCTCTTCTAAAACCTGAAAAACCAAAGTTAAGTGCCATTTCAGCTTCGTTATCAAATAAACCGTAAGAAGCAGCGTTTGTTGAAGCATAACCACCATTAGTAGCAGCTAGCATATCATCAAAATCAAGAGCAGTTTGTCTTGATAAGAATAACATGTTTTCTTCAATTGCACCTTGCTTGTCTAATTGCTTTAAGATCTCATCGAAATCTCCTAATGCACCTGAACCAGGAGCAGCAGCACCAGCAAAACCAGAGTATACATTACCTCTTGCTTCGATAGCAGCAAATAAACCTTCAGTACCTTTAATCGCTTGCGCAGGTCCAGCGGCATTATTTACAGTAGCAAAAGTAAAGTTAGCAGCATTAGCATTTAACTCACCTTCAACCATTGACATTTCCATGTAATCTTCAAATCTTAGTCTAGTTTCAGACTCAGCTTTTAGATACCATAAGTATCCAGAAGTACCATCTTCAGTAGCGACTTCGATCCATCCAATTTGTGCAGTATCAGATCCACTTAATTCATAATTATCTTTAAGGATAATTGGAGAATTAGTGAAAGTAGTAACGTTTGGCTCAATAGCGCCAGACATTCCATCAACACCTTTTGGAAACTCAGAACCATATACAAACAAACTACAAGAACCACCAGTTATTCCAGCAGCTAAAGCAGCTCCTTCGTAAGCGTGACACTCGATAGTATATCCATTAGTTCCTACGTCATTAATATCTTCAACTAATGCTTTAAGAGTAACTAAACCAGTAGCATTATCAGATATTAATATAGTATTACCGTTTCTGATACCAGAAGTAGCAGCAGCACCAGCTGGAGCAGTAATAGTAACCCTAAATAATGGGAAAGCTTTACCACCAGCAGCAACAGCACAATTGTCATATGCTACGTGTAATCTATTTTGTTCAGACCAAATTACTTGATCCGATGTCATTGGCATCTCAGCGCCAACCATTCTTAAGAAACCAGATAATGTTCTGTTTCCGTATCTCTCTACCTCTTGCTCATAAAGCTCAGGTAAATATTGTTGTGCCCATTGTCCACCAGCCACCGTATTAAAATCAATATAGTTATCTTGTACAACTACTTGACTTGGCATAGGGTTTATGCTAGCAGGAAATGAACCTCCTGTTACAAAACTCATGTTTTTTTATTTTTATTATGATTTTTTATTTTTAACTTTCAGTTTTGAACTATCAACACCTGTCACTGCTCTTACTTTCCAACCATTAGGCAACGAAGTTTCCGTTGGTATTGATCTTGGCGCTTGATTAATGTTTTTAGATTTAGCAACTATATCTTTAGTAGCATCAGCTTTGCCTTGCTCATAAAAATGTTGTGCTAGTCTATCTGCATTTCTAGCAGCGTAAATAGCCTTGTGATAACCATCCATATCAGTTATGTTTCCATTATTATCAGAAAATTTATTAATAATCTTAGAAACGTCTGATTGTGCGTCTATCATTTCATTAGCATTAGAAACATTGTATCTAAAAGCTTTTTCTCCTACACTAAATTCAAAACCTTTGAATTCTTCTTGAAAGAAGTTTTTAGTTTTATCTACAAAATTATTTCTTGCTTCTGTTATTTGTTGTTGTTCTTCACTGTATCGTTGGAAAAAGTCCATAGCTTTCTTCTGCTCATTAGTAACAGATGGCCTCAACTTGATTTCATCATAATATTTACTTTTCATTTGCTCTAAAAAGTTCTTGGCTTTCGCAACTTCTTCTTTATACGCTAACTTTTGTTTACGTACAAATCTTTCTTCATCCACTTCCTCATCAAATTTAAAATTATCTTCCATTACAAAGCTAATTTCTTCATCATTTAAGTGTGGTCTAGTTTTTTTATAATATTCTTTAACAAGTAATTCATCATCATACTTGTTATAATCTTTGTTTAAAGTAACATAATCTTCAACATTACCTCCAGTATCTTTCATAAAGCTTATTAGCTTTTCTACATTTTCAGGAATATGCATATCCCTTTTTACTGGCTCAGGTGTTGGTTTTACTTCTTGTTTCTTTTCAACTGGAGCTTCGTTTATTACCGTGACCTCTTTGTCCTCATTTTTGTCTTCGACAACTTCTTTGGTAAGCTCTTCAAGTCTTGGTTCGGGTGCTCTCTTCTCCACTTTTTCCACATCTGCGGCTTGTTTATTTTCATCCACGACGACTGTGCTTGGCTTTGAAACGGCATCTTCTTCTTTTTTTAAGTTTATTTTTGTTGGTTCGTTGTTGCTAGATAGTTTCTTTGGTCTACCCGGCTTTCTTTTCATTTTAAGTGGTTCTTTAGTGTCCACGTCTGCTTGTACTTTAGCCATAATATAATATAATATAAGTTATTAAATATTTAAATCTTGATTTTGTTCAAAATTTATTGGTAATAGATTATTGGATTTTTGATCTGCTATAGCACTTTGCTGTGTGCCAACTATTTTAGTTCGCTTATCTTTCCTATCTTCTATTTCTTGTTCTCTGTCAGATTCTCTATTAATTTTTTGCTGACCTAGTTGCATGTTATAGTTAAACTCTAACTGCATTAATTCTCTTTTTATTTGAGCATCAACTCTCATTCTCTCAATCTCAAACTGTGACTTTCCTTTTTCAAACTTAAGTTTAGTGTCAGTTTCAGCTTGCCTTTTATTAACCTCTGCCATAGCAGCAGCTTCACTAGCTTGTGCATTTGCAGCACCTTGAGCCTGTATATTAGCAAGGTTAGCAGCTTGAGCTGCTTCTGCTGCTTTTTTACGCTTTAGCTTAACCATTTGGTTAGCTAATTTTAAATTGTTTATTTGCCTAATGTCTATAGCATCTTCAAGATTTATACTACCACTTTGTAAAGCGGCTTGTATATTAGCTTCTAATTGCTCTTTTTCTTTTTCATCTGGAACCATGTCGAAGAAAATACCAAAGTCATATAAGTGTATGTTTTTTAAATCCTTTAATTGACCCACGTTCCATGTAGATATGCTATTTTTTAAAGCTTCTTCTGTTAACGCAAACTCTACACTATCAGCAGTTCTTAAAACTATATTTTCGCAAGTTCTTACTGTAAGATATAAATAAGCATTTAATATATGCTTTGTAGCTGTATTAGAATTAGCTGCTGCAAGTTTTTGTAAACCTACTAACGAATCTGAGTTTGGCATACTACCATCTCTAGCTTCATTAAGTCCCGTTACATCTCTAATCATTTGAAGATAATACTGATATGTAGATATTAAAGATTGTATTTTTGATCCACCATCGCTTTTAACTAGTTCTTGTATAGGTATTCTACCACCGTTAGGATCACCTTCAGTGTTCATAGATCTACCTAGTATACTACCAGTTTGAAAATACATATTAAGAGCTTCTTTAGCATTATAGCTAGTTCCATTACCTAAATCAACCTCTGCTAACCCGTCTACATCTAGGTATACGCCATCAGGTATAACCTTAGATATTACTTGTTGTATTTTTAAATGTGTTAACTGTATCGTGTCAGCAAAGCCCATCATTCTACCTACTAAACTGTTTATTCTTCCTTGATACATTTGTGGAGCACATAGAGTGTAGTTCATATTTACTTTTACTAAATTAGACTTTGGCCTAGTCATATTTTCAGCCATTCTCCAATCTAACATCATATCATAACCTAATACTTTAGCTCCAGTATATAAAACCTCTATTGACCTACTTACTCTTTCAAAGTTGTCATTAGTTTCAGGATTAAACGTGTCTGGTTTTTCTAAAGATTTTTCTAAACCTGTAGCTGTTCTTTTTATTTTATAAACTTGTTCACTGTAAGTTTTATATTCAAAATACATTACATATATAGCATTACCATCTTTTTTACCATTCCAGTTGTATAAATATTGGCTGTTTCCTTGATATTGCTCTAATCTTTCTAACTCTTCATTTGTTAAGTTAGGAAATTGTTTTTTACAGTCAGCTAAAGAAATAGCTTTTATTTCTCCTACATACCACAAATCTTCAAAGTTTGGATCTTCTGAGTAAGAGTGAACCATATGTGATGGATCCACGTATTCAACTGTAACTCCTTCTGATTTGTTCCAACTTGTTTTAGCAGCACTCATGCCTAGTATTACCAAGTCTTCAATTAATCTTTTTTTAGTTAAATTATATCTGTTTAATTCTAAAGTATTATTTATAGCTTCTTCACAGGCTATTTCACTAGCTTGCTTATAACTTAATTGCATGTGCAAATCTAACTCATCTTTATTTTCAGGAAGTTCTTCTGGTTTTTGAGTGTTAAATAGATTTACTCCTATAGTTTGTTGTATTTGCTCTAAAAATTCTTTAGCTTGCATATCTCTTAATATGTCTTCTGCATATTTAGATCTTGCTCTTCTTGACTCTGGATCTTGTGCAAAAGCTTTTATATCATAAAGCTTGTCATCCATTCCATTAACAACTATATCTACAAATTTAGGTATTATAGGAACTGGCTTCCAGTCTAAATTAAGATATGATAAATCTCCATTTATAGCTAACTCATCTTTGTACTTTTGAACAGGTTGCTCAGCTCTAGCATATAGTCTTCTAGTTCTAAAGTTATTATAATTAGTATTAAACCTGTTTTCAACACCAGATCTTGTTCCACTAAACCAATCACCTTCTATAGCTTGAGCAACTTGCTTACCATAGTCTATGCTTTGTTTAACTTCGTCAGGTACGACCTGATCAGGAAAAGTAGAATAAGTGTTTGTTATTTTCTTCATTTATTTTATTATTTGTGAAAAAGATCCTTCATTATTATAACGGCTTATGCCTAAATCTATTTTACCCTGCTTTTTTATAGCAGTTGGTCTATATCTATTCTTATTACAAGCCATAATAGATAATCCAGAACTAATAGATGCATCGTATTTGGTTCTATTGTTTATATTAAAACCAGCCCAATCGTCTAGTGTTCTTTGAAAATACATATTACCATGTCCAGTTTCTATTTGACCAACATAGTTTTCAATATAATTTTCTATAGCAGCTGCGTGTGCCTGTTTAATATCCTCACTTGAATTAGGTATTCCACCTATTTCTCTTTCTGTTATAGATAGTTTTGTATATATTTTATCTGGCCTATTCATACTGAATCCTCTATAACCTCTTCTTTTTAAATAATACAATAGACGAGGTTTATTGTTCTCTGCGAGTATAGGCATCCCATAAAATACTAGTGCCATTAGAACATCCTCAAAAAATATCTCCGCAGTTTGTGGTCTAGCTATATACTCTAAAAAAAACGTATTAGCTGGAGCATCTT